GTCACTAATACAACTACAAATACAAACACTAACAGAAGTACTTATGCTGGTGTAAGAGGTACTAATACTGCCACTGTCACTGCGTATGTAGATAGTACAAATACTGGCACGATCACAACATTTGGCGCTAACACTGCTTTACCCAATGTAAATACAAATACTGCTACAGGCACAAATACGTCTAGAACGACGAATACTGCTTATGGTACAAATACAAACTTTACAAATAGTACTAATACCGCTAGAGGTACAAATACTGGTACAGTTACTTTATTTTCTGTAAATACAAATACAGCAAGAAATACAAATACTGCTACAGGCACAAATACATCTGTAGGTACTAATACTGGCACAGTTACTTTATTTTCTGCAAATACAAATACAGCAAGAAATACAAATACTGCTACAGGCACAAACACGTCTGTTGGTACTAATACTGCTACTGTAACATTGTTTACAATTGTAACTTCTTACGGAGTAAACACAAATACTACTACAAGCACAAATACGTCTGTAGGAACGAACACCACTACGGGTACAAATACTAGTCTAACAACTAATACAGCAAGAAGTACTAACACTGCTACAAGCACAAATACGTCTGTAGGAACGAACACCACTACGGGTACTGGTTTTACAAATCTTACGGAGTATGTTTTTGCTACAAATACTAATACTACTACAAACACCTCTATTGGTACAAATACTCTTACAATTTCGTCTTTTGAAGGCGTTACTGCGTATACAGTAGCTACAAGTACGGCAAATTCGACAACTACTTCTCGTGGTACAAATACTACTACCAATACAAATACGTCTGTTGGTACTAATACTGCTACGGTTTCCTCTTTCCAAGCTGTTACTGCGTATACAGTAGCTACAAATACAGGAAATTCGACTACTACTTCTCGCGGTACAAATACTGGTACAAGTACAAATACTAGTTTAACAACTAATACGTCTGTTGGTACAAATACTGGTACCACCACAAATACTTCTCGTGGTACAACTACTGCTACAATTTCCTCTTTCGAAGCTATTACAAGCTATGTAGATAATACAGCAACTACAAGAAGTACAAATACTACAGTTAGTACTAATACTGCTACTACTACTTTATTTGATGCAACTACTGTTTTTGCGGAAAATACTACAACAGCGCAAAGTACAAATACTAGCTTAACAACAAGTTTTGATGCAAATACTAATACAGCTAGAACTACAACATTTGAAACTGCATTTCAAACAGAAAATATTAGTTCAAGACTTACTGCAACCGAAAGAACAACGGTTACAACTTTTGAAACACAAAAAGATACCGTTAGTACTTTTGAAACAACAAGAACAACAACTTCTGTATTTGGAACAGACAGAAGCACAACAACAACATTTGAAACAACTCGTAGTACTGATACTACAATTACAACAGATCATATTACAACATTCCTTACTAATACTGTAACAATTATTTTTGAACGTATTACAGCAGCAGCAGTAGGAACAATTTTTGATACCGAAGTATCTAGTCTTGCCGACTATGGTGCTTCTTTTTGGGACGGCAGCCAGTGGAGTTAATTTATGGCAGAGCAGCAGTTTAAGACAGACAAGAACGTAACGCCAGATTATATTAATAGAAAAATGGAGAGTGTTATGGCAGCAATCTTTGACACCCTTCAAGAATATGAAGAGCGTTTTAGAGAACTAGAAGAACAAGTTACTCAACTTTCTATTAAGGCGTTTAATGAAGATGAAAGTAAAACCCAAGAATAAATTAGAAGCTATGTCAATAAATGAAGAGCTGGGAGATATTCCAACTCATTATATGAAATCGGGCAGCAGTATGCGGCCAAAGACTCAGCTTACTGATTTACAGCAGTTTAAAAGAAGAATTATTCCAGAATCTCATAGAGGAGCCCCTTTTCAATATGACCTCTGGTTTAATACTAATGAATTACATACTATTAGGAGTTTTCTTTATACTGATTTTTTAGGCAAGGGTATTTATTGTAGAGTTAATAGTATAATTATTAATGATAAAGTATTGCATTCGATTGTTAATTCAGAGGTTGAAATAGACGAAGAAAGAGTACAAAAAATTATTAATAATTTAGAAAATAAGTATGTACTGACAAAACAAGTAGAAACTCATCCTAACGTTATATTTTTGCCTGGCTCAAATCAAATGACAAAAGATCTGATTAGCTGGCCTAGGATTAAGGAGCTGGTAAAACAAGGGTGGAAAATTAAGCCGCACCCTATTACTGCACACATTTGGATTGCAAAATTAAAAGAAGAATATGGTAGTCGTGCGATTTACGGTAAAAAAGATGATGGTTATGCTCTTTTAAGGGGAGCAGAAAAAGTTGCAATTTGCCCTAACAGTGAAATGGGAATTGCCGCACTACTATTAGGCAAAGAAATAACCTCTGTCGCTCTTCCTAGAACTAAGCGCGAAAAGAATTTAGTAACATATGATTCTATTTATGGTGCTATTGCAGGTAGAAAACAAGGCTCTAGAAACGCCTTGAAGCAAATTTTATCAAGTGATCGCTCTGGAATAATTTTTAATTTCGATGAGGATGCAGAAGAGCGAATGGAGCGATACTTGTTAAATTTTTGGGAGTATAAAATAACATAATGCTACATATTATTATATTGACAGAAGGACCTTTTATTCCTTGGACGATTGCTTCTTTGCTTGACAAAGAGGATGATTTTCATCTGCATCTTTATACTCCCCCAGGATTATGGGAGCAAATGAAACCTCTGCATAATTGGGCAAAGTCTTCTTTCGAAAGAGTCAACATTTACAAAACTCCCTGGAACTCTACGGCATCTTATAATGTTAGAAATATTGAAGCAAGACTTCTAGTACAGTTTAGAAAAGAGTGGTGGAATAAAGAGAACAATATTGATAGAGTGCTAGTAAGTACTACTGGTACTACTATTTTTACCCAATCCAAAGTGGATGACGGACAAATTCCTTCAAAGAAGTGGATGGATGCAAATAAAAAAGTTGCAGCTTTTGCTCAGAACTTTATGTATTTGAAGCATCCTAACTTTGGTAAGTATTATAAAATGCTGGGAATAAATACTGAGGAAGAAGAAAACCATAAGTTTTTCTTGCTGAATTGGAGAGAGTTTCTTAAAATTCCGATGAAAGAGTTTTTTGTGGGAGGTGCCTGGCGTAGGCAGTTAAAGCCAGATTTTACTTACTATAATGACGAAGATTCTTTTATTATGAGTGCTTCTAATGAAATGCTTTTTCAAGCTATTAAAGCTCGACCTTACTCTGTTGCTCCAGTATATTTTTCAGGACATGCAGATCAGCTTATTAGAAAAGAAGCTCTTGGACCAAAAGAGTGCTTGAATCATAATCTACTTTTAAGAAAGTCCTATGCTATGAACTTTCATAAATTATTATTAGCTGCTCCTGTTCATCTAATTCCTACACTTACCTACATGGCTACTCCGTTTGAAGCCTACGAACAATTAATCGACAAGATTCCTACTAATATTAGGTATGCAGGTCTAAATGAGCTTATTATTACAAAATCTATGAAACAAAAGAGATTTTTAAGAAAAGCACTGGAAGCAAAATATTTGATGGGAAAAGCTTAAAACTTTTTGGTAATCTTTATAAAAATAGCACAGGTAGCCTCGGCAGTGGTAACATTGTCGAGGCTGCATTGTTTTGGGGAGGGGCGACCATAAGGATCTTTTATAGGGTCATCAATAGAAAAACCGGCTGACCAAGAGGCACAGCCGGTTAAAAAGAAAAATGGTAATAGCAGTATATATCTCAAAAAATGTCTTCTCTAGAAAAATCAGATAAGACTACCCAGTTAAAGTTTTCAAATTTATTAGCTTCTTCTAGTATAATCTCTCTTTCTTTTTTTCCATTGTGCGGAAGATCGGGCACAGTATTAGCAGGTAGATGCCAGCTAAAGGGTTTTGCTCTACCTACCTGAAAAGATAGAGACTTAGAAAAACAATCAAATCCAATAATTGTAAAACTTTTCCAATCAGTCTCTTTTCTAGTAAAGTATAGAATTGTAATCAATCCATTAGAAAGTCTTTCTCGATTATTCCTATTCATTTTGAATTCTGTGTCGAATTCCAAAATTTCTTCGTCGGAAAACATTTCAGTAACGTCTCTACCCAACATTTTATGTTTTCTAGGAACGTGAATAGACATTCTATTTCTATTTAGTAAGACAGGAACATTTTTGAGTAGCCTATGTTTATGCATTGGCTCTCTTAAAAACCCAGTAGCCCATATATCAAGTTTTGACCCAATATGTTCTTCATGTCCTGTAGTATTTGCTCCTTTTCCTAGTCGAATAACAATATCATGGCTATCAATAAACTTACCAAAATCGTATTCAATTAATTCAACAGAGTTGCCTACTAGAATAATATTTTTATTTGTATAAGGTGTCATATAACTCTAACCATTCATTGGCAAAAGGTACATTTCGATATTCATCTAGCCAAGGCCCACCATCTGTGAAGTGCACCACTTTAGGATTAGCAAACCCATAATATCCAACTAAATAATTATAAGTTGCGGGAATTTCGGAAATACCGTTAGCCCAACTTAGTCGATGTAGCCACCCTGCTTTTACAGTATTTACAACTTCTGGAGTTAGATCTCTGCAAAAAGAGTTATTAAATACCATTAAAGATGACCAGTACTTCTTAGGGTAAGGACGATTTGTTTTATCATCCATCTTTCTATGCAATTCAGTAACTAAAATAGGGTGCTTAACTACAGATACTGCTTTTCCACGATGCACATAATTGAGTAATTCTTCAGGGTTACATCGCCATAAAAAATCTCCATCACAAAAAATGGAGATACCTTCATAGTTAGAAAGGTGCGGTACTAGAAAACGAGTAAAAGCAAAATCTGTACTCTCGCCCTCGTAAGGACGAGAGTACTCTTTAATCCCTTCTTTTATTAGAGGGATAATCTCTATATCGGAGTTGTACTTACGAATAGAGGCTCTACAGACTTCAAACATTTCAGGGTATTTTTTCTCGTACCCAATGAAAATTTTCATTTGAACTCTTCTTTGCTTAACCTCGAGCCAAGATCATTTACATATGCTTGCCGTGCTGTGCTCAGAATAGCATACATATGATTCAGCCTTTCTAGCTCTTCATCGCATTTATTAATTGCAGTAACAATTGCTTTTTCTTCTTCTTGAAGATTAGCAATGTCATAGTCTATATTATCCACTGTAATTTTACTCATTTAAAAATATCCTGCCAGTTTCCTTGTGTGCTTGCCTTTGCATATTCAGTAGCACGATTTTCAAAGAAGTTAGTGTGTTCAACAGCATTAAGTTGATAGTCAATCCAAGGAAGGGGATTTTCCGTAGAGCGGAAAATATTCTTCATCCCTAGTCCCAGCAGTCTCCTGTCGGCAATGTATCGGATATACTCTTTAACTTCTGTTGCAGTAAGATCTGGAATATTTGCTTTATCGAAGCATACATCAATAAATTTATCCTCTAGTTCTACAACTCGCTCTGCTGCACAGTAAATTTCATATTTGAGTTCATCCGTCCAAATCTCGGGATGCTCAGCAATAAACTGCCTAAATACTTTAGACACATACTCTACATGGAGAGACTCGTCACGAATAGACCAGGTAACAATTTGGCCCATGCCTTTCATTAGGTTATGTCGAGGAAAATTCAACAAAATAGCAAAACTACTAAATAGCTGTACGCCTTCTGTAAATCCAGAATATACGGCTAGAGTCTTGGCAATGTTATGAGGATCTTTCATGCTAAAGTTGCTAAGATACTCGTGCTTTTCTACCATTTCTTGAATATTCATAAACTCTTGGTACATTTCTGCTTCTTTGCCAAGAGTTTCAAGAAGCAAAGAATACGCCTCTTGATGAACAGCTTCCATAGCAGCAAAACTTGCTAGCATCATCCGCAGCTCGGGAGCTTTAAATGTAGGCAAATAATGTTTTGCATATCCACAGCAAACATCTACGTCTGCCTGAGTAAAGAAGCGAAAAATATTATCAATCAGACGACGATTCTCAGGACTCAGTTTTTCTCTGTAGTCCCGTACATCATCTTGCAGCGGAACTTCTTCAGGAAGCCAGTGCATTTGTTGTTGCTTTTTATATCCTTCAAACGCCCACGGATAGTCAAAAGGCTTGTAATAGTTTCTTTCGGCTAGAAGGCTCACGAATGATTCTCCAGAAAGGATTTGAAATCTTCAAATCCACCAATGGCTTCGCCATCAATTACAATTTGAGGAAACGATTTAGCATGGGGAAACAGTTTCAACCAAATATCCCATCCATAATCCGCTTCAAGTTGCTTATAAGTATATTCTAGACCGCGAGCCGCTGCCAAATTCTTGGCAGCGGTGCAATAAGAACAGTTTTCTTTACCGTAAATATCAACCTTCACAGCTTAGACACTCCTGTTGTTCAAAGATAATTTCTCTCTTTGCTTGCGAAGAGACATTATCTGCACGGGAGATAGCTTCGCTTCGTAGGTAATATAGAGTCTTGAGATTTTTAGCCCATGCTAGCATATGAATGTTATGCAAGTCAATCTTATTCACATCCGGTGGGAAGAATAAGTTTAGACTTTGAGACTGGCAAATAAATTGCTGTCGATCTGCTGCGTGCTCAATCAACCAAGACTGATTAATCTCTACGGCAGTTTTGAAAACATTCTTCTCGTGCTCTGAAAGGAATGACAAATGCTGCACGCTTCCTTTATTAGTAACGATACTTCTCCAAATAGTGTCGTTATCTTCTCCATGTTTTTCTAGCACTCTCTTCAAGAATTTATTTTTATGAAGATTAGATCCAGATTTAGTTTTCTGAGTAAACGCATTTGCTCTAAAAGGTTCGATACTCGGAGAAGTATTTCCACAAATAATACTGCTACTTGCATTAGGAGCAATAGCAAGCAAATGAGCATTACGCACAGTACAAGTCGAATCGTCTGGGCAAGCGCCTCTTTCCACAGCAAGTTTGCGAGTCGTTTCTACCGCCTCATCTTTAATATGCTTGAACATAATATTGTTCATAGCAGCAGCGGGTACGCTCTCGAAAGCAATGTCATTACGCTGAAGATATGCGTGGAAGCCCATTGCACCGAGTCCAATTGAACGCTCGCGCATAGCACTAAACTTAGAGCGGTACATCGAGTCTGGAGCATTATCAATAAAGTATTCAAGAACATTATCAAGCATCCGAACCAAATCAGGAATAAACGAAGGAATATCTTTCCATTCGTCAAAGTATTCCAAGTTTACACTCGATAGGCAGCATACTGCTGTACGCTCTTCATTTGTCGGAAGTGTAATTTCTGAACAAAGATTCGAGTGATGCACTTTTAGTCCCAGCTTCTTTTGAAACTCGGGAAGATTAGATTGAACTGCATCTTCAAACATCAGGTAAGGTTCGCCAGTCTCCATACGATTCTGAAGAAGTTTTACCCAGAGCGCACGAGCACTTACCGTCTTTACTACTCGTTTAGTGTGAGGATCGACCAGATCCCAACTATCATCAAAGTTATCCATCCTAGTTGCGGAGTGAATAAGTTCCATAAAGCGATCAGGTATAACCACGCCGTGATGAAGATTAGTAGACTTGCGATTATGATCACCTCCTGTAGGTTTACGAACGTCCAAAAACTCTTCAATCTCGGGGTGATCCATGCGCAAGTATGCAGCGTAGCTGCCTCTGCGCGTGACCCCCTGAGAAAACGCTAGCATTTCTCTATCGACAACTCCAATGAAGGGAATGATACCAGTAGATTCAGAGCCTTTAGAAGTCTTAGTTCCTTGAGAACGAACTTCACTCCAGGTGCCTCCAATTCCTCCGCCAAAGGAAGAAAGGTAGGCATTTTCTACATAGTGCTCGGTGATACCCTCTCGGCTGTCGTCCACATAATTCAAAAAGCAACTAATCGGCAGACCGCGTTGCGTTCCACCGTTAGAAAGTACAGGAGTAGAAAACATAAACCAAAGCTGGCTTGCATAATCATACAACCGCTGAGCATGAGCTTCATCATCTGCAAAAGCCATTGCAGCACGAGCAAACGCTTCTTGAGGAGAAGTTTCTCCTTCTACCATGTACCGATCTCGCAGAGTTGCAATTGCAAACTCGTCGAGTAAACTATCTCTACTATAGTCAAGTTTAAGCATTTTTTACCTTTTCCAATATTTCTTCACTATGGCCGAGAACGGCAGCATCAGGATCATAACTCAAATCCATAAGCAGAATATTCTTTTCTAGATTATCTTTGCCAAATTCATTTAAGTTTTCAATGAATTTGTGTCGACCTTCTAGAGGCAACGATGACATAATGTCAAAGACGTCACCGTATTCTTGAATAATTGATGATGCTCGTTTGGGGCCGATGCCTGCAATCCCAGGAACGTTATCACCTTTATCTCCAGTCAGACACTTAAATGTTAGATAGTATTCTGGATCAAAGTCGTAATGTTCGTCCCAATTGCCAAGCGTTGTTTCTTTTCGTGTCACAGTAGAGAACCGTGAAATGTTCTCCCTTACTAGAAGATCCCAGTCTTTATCCGAACTAATCAACCAGATTTCTTCGTAGCCAAGTTCTTCTTTATTTAGACAGAGCACAGCAGCAATATCATCTGCCTCTACTCCTTGGTACTTTAGCACAGAGTAGTCTTTCTCCCTGCACATATCGAGTGCTTTTTCAAATTCACTTAGAAACTGAAGAAACTCTGCTTTTTCTTCTTCAGTTTGATCTGCGTATTTTTCTTTTCGATGCGCTTTATATTCAGGGTCAATATTCTTTCGGTATTCACTGCCCCCGTCTCCAAGCACTACAATATTACCACAGTTATAAGACTTTGCTAGACTTTCAACTGTTTTTACAAACTCAACTTTGAAAAACTCCTTCTTCTGATGTTTCCAGCGAAACGCCAGGTTCAGACCATCAACTATCAGTAAGTTCGTCGTCTGTGGGAGTGTCCCAAGGTCGGTAAACGATTTTGCCATAACTCCATTCCACTTTCTCGTTCTCTAGCCAGGGCTCAGCTAGACAAACATAAACATTTAGCCAGGAAATATAAAAATAAGGTATTTTTTCTGGCTTTCTTTGTGTTGCTACAAAAATCTGTCCGTAATTTGCTTTGAAAAAGAGAAGAGGCTCTAGGGTTGATTCTAGAGCCTGCTTTTCTGTTTTCGACCACCACTGTACGAACGGATTAGACTTACTGGTAAAGATTTTAGAGGTCAGAGCATCGTCCTTATAAAATTTAACTTCTATAAGGAAAACATTTTTCTTGTGAGGTAGATAAAGATCTCCTTTAATTTTACCAGAGCCGGAGCCTGGTGTTTGTTCAAATGTTCGTTGCGTTACTCTGTTTAGAAGATCAAGCACTAGGTGCTCTCCCTTCCTTCCTTTTTGTCTTGAATTAACCATTTAGTCTACTTATATTATCCTCTTTAATAATTTCAATCTTCTCTAGCAGCGGGTGCGTCCAGCCGTGAGAAACGAGATAAGTATTCAGAGAGTCCTCCTGAAGAAGAATCTCCACAACTTTTTCTTTGCCCATTTCATCAAGAGCCTGATTAACTTCGTCTAGAAAGAGTACATTAATCTGGCTGCGGCTAATGGAAGTCATCAACTTACGAATTGCTACAAGAGTAGCAATGTTTACTCTAGCAAGCTCACCGCTTGAAAGAGCAAGAATGTCAATAGGCTTCCCATTATCGGTTACTTCTACATTCAACTTATCGTTTTCTACAACAAAGTTAATACTAAAGCGACCATCACTAAACTCAGTCAAATATACATTCGTGAGTTCTTCTAGTTCTTTGACAAGAGACTCGATTTTATACGCGAGAAGTCCGTTCGTACTAAACGCTTTTTTGAGAACTTCAAGAACGTTTGCTTCCTGCTCTAAGGTTTTTAGAGAAGTTTGCAGATCTTTTAGCTCGTTTTCAAACTCTTGTGTTTGTTCTAGAATGATACCTACTTTGGTGTTATGTCGTTCTCTTTTCTCGTTCTC